TCTTCTATTATTTCTATTTCTTGATCCACCACGAGCATTGTCTACACCAATTTCTCTTCTAGTCTTCTTACTAATGCCAAAAGATCCAGCTGGGAAAGTATTTCCATACAATGCAGTATCTTTATGTACTTGTGCTTCTACTTGTCTCTTTGCAGTAGTTGCACTGTTACTTATACCAAAAGATCCTGGTGGCATCGTAGTACCATACATTTCATTATCTCTATCTACTAAGGCCTGAGTGGTATCTGCATCAATATTCTTATCAAGTCCTCTAGATTTTCTAGACGAACGAGTAGCATAATTCTTTTTAGCATCATACATTTTACCATCTGGTGAATGCATTGTAACATATCTAGTGTATCCAAAAACAACACTACATTGTAATAATTCACTTCCTTGATAACTAACAGGCATAGCAGTTATTTGTTTCGGAAATGCATCTACAAATTGATAAGCCATCAAAGTTTGTTTATTCCACCTTTGACGGTATCCTGTGTTTCTACTCCCTTCATTTGGATCTATTAAAAAATCTCTTTCAAATTTTGTTATGCTTATGTCATGTTTATATCCTGTATTTCCTCTCGGATAAGACATTCTATAATATGCACCAGGTTCTTCATCACCAAATCCACGCATACCTAAACTTCCACCAATATATTTTCCTTTGGATCCATAAATTGGATTAATAAAATTCAACCACTCTTCAAACATTCTAATAATATAGTATTCAGTATCAACATAAAAAGTTACATTAAAATCTGGATATATTCTTCTAGTAGCATTATATTCTAACAGTCCTTGAAATCCTCCAGGTTGTTCAGTTACATCAAAGTTTGCACCAGGAAGTTCTGCTTCAGTTGCATAGAAATCAAAACCATCAGCTGTTGATTTTAGTTTACCTCTATCAAATACGCCACAATTATTTAAGTGTCCTACCAAAGTATCTGTATCTGCATTCCCACTATTTTTAGGTGCTTGGCCAAAATGCAAAGATACTTTGAATTGACTATTAAGAGATAAACCACCAAAAGTTTTCCTAACCTGATCAGGTTTTACATATAATGGCGATACTTTTCTTGTCATCTAAATATTTTTAGATTAGTTATACGTAACTATATATGTCACATCATGGTAAATATTTTCCAAGACACCCTAAAAAGTACAAAGGAAACCCAACCAACATAGTTTATAGGTCTAGTTGGGAGAAAAAATTCATGAATTGGTGTGATCTTACTGAGTCAGTTAGTGAATGGCAGTCAGAAGAATTCTTTATTCCTTATCGTTCTCCAATTGATGGAAGAGTACACAGATATTTCCCAGACTTCTTTGTAAAATATAAAGATTCTCATGGAAAAAGAAGGGTATTGGTAATTGAAGTGAAACCAAAAAAAGAAACTAAGATGCCAACAACAAATCCAAAAAGAAGAACTAAGTCTTGGGCATACTCAGTTAGAACATATGCAATCAATCAAGCAAAGTGGAAAGCAGCAAAGGAATTTTGTAAGGATCATAATTATGAATTTAAAATTATGACTGAACATGAATTAGGTATTAGATAATGCCAAGGAAAACACTCAAACAAAGACGAGCAAGAGATCTTGCCAAAATTGAAGCAGCAAAAGAAGCTGACTTTGGTTTAGATGATCAGGAAACTATAGGTAAAAGAATATTAGAAAGATCTAAAACAACATCTGGAACTGATGCAGACTGGTTTGCTAATGAATTGTATGGAGAACTACTACCAATAGCAGAACAAAGATTCCCACAAGTAGGAGAACTATGTTTCTTCTCATACTCTGCAGCATTCGGTGATAAGTATCCGTGGTGGGATCGCAGACCACTAGCATATATACTTGATATTAAGTTGGATTCTATACTTGCTGCCAACTTACATTATTATAATCCTGCTATAAGATCATCTATTGCAGGTTCCCTCATAAATAAAAGAGAAGCGAACTTACCAGATAAAACATTACATAGATATTTTATCAGTAACATTGATGGTTTGTTTATTATCCCCGAAGATTCAACAGAGTGGGCTGACATTGCTATGCTAGTAACAGAGAGATTCGTTAATAAATATGGCAGTGTCTCTCCAGAAACAGTTTGGGATAGTCCTTAATGTCAAAAACAGAAATACCTTTAACATCAGACCCAGATCGTCGTTTGTTTTATAACTCTAAGACAGGTTTAGTAGAGTTAACAGAAAACGATGGTAAGACTCTGCTGTTTCAAGATGGAGATTGGACTTATAAAGGAAAGACTGATATACCACAAGCAACTAGAGATCAAATAGAAGAATCAGTAAAAACTCAAGTAAAAAATACAAGAGAAGCTGCTGGTGGTAATGCAAATAAAGCAAAACTTCCAGGATGGGTAAAAACAGAGAAAGAAAACTTTAATGTAGAAGATACTGCTAAACTATCTGAGAAGAATTACAAAACACCTAGAAGTAGAGGTGGTCAAGGAAATACTGAAGGTGTGAAATATAAAAATAAAAATAACTTTGAAGAAGCTGCAACAGAACTATCGCCACACACTGGAAATATAATAAAAGAATTAATGAGATCTGCTGGTGGGTATTTAAACTATCCTAAAGATGCAATATATACTGGAGATGATACAGGTTACAACCAAGATCACGTTCGCATTACTCAGTATACATATAAACCCCCAAGACCAGAGTTAGTCAAGACTGCTTCAGGAGATAAATCATTTAAAGCAGCAACTCGTGGAACCCAAAGAGGTTCTGCTTTAAAAGACTATCTTGGAATGGTAAAACTTCCAATGCCAAGTGATGTTAGTGACGCAAATAATGTGAGTTGGGGTGAAGATACTATGAACAATATCTCTGCTGCACTTACTGGTTTTGTTGGAGCAAATATGGGAATGGCTGCTGGTGCAAAGTATGGTGTAGGTAGTCTAGGAGCTTTGATTGGTATGGGTGGTGCTGGTGATGCAGCAGTTTCTGGACTTGCTGGAATAGATGCTGTAGCAGGTGGTGCTCTGAGTGAAATACAGAAAGGTCCAGCTGGAGAAGTGATGAGATCAACATTACAATCTAGAATTCTTTCAGGACAAGGAGTTCAAGTTTCTCCAGAATCAATAATGGCAAGAGGACTTGGAAGAATTCCTAATGCTAATTTGGAATTGTTATTCAATTCACCTACTCTAAGAGAATTCCAATTCAGTTGGAAGATGACACCTAGAAGTAAAGAGGAAGCAAAGACTGTTAGAAATATAATTAGATTCTTTAAGCAAGGAATGGCTGCTAGAAAGATGGCAGGTAAAGCAGGAAAGACAAGTCTGTACTTAGGTACACCAAATGTATTTCACATACAATATAAAACTAATGAAGAAATAGATATTGAAGGTGTAAATAAAATTAAAACATGTGCCGTAACTGGTTGTGCAATTAACTATACTCCAGATGGAGTATGGAGTGCATACGAAGATGGTCAACCAACAAGTACAGTAATGTCTTTAAGAATGCAAGAACTAGAACCTGTATACGATACAGACTACTCCACAGATATTATGAAAGACAGATTATTTAATGATGATATACAAGACGGTGGAAAAGTTGGTGGTGGTCTTTATAAAGTAGGAATTAACGAGGTAGGATACTAATGCCATATTTTAGAGAACTCCCAGACATATCTCACGCTTCACTTCTACCCAAAAGAAGTAGAAATGATGAGAGATTAATAGTAAAAAATATATTCAGACGAGCAATAATGCGAGATGATATATTTAATTCAGTAACTACATTTGATTACTATAATATTCAAGAGAATATGAGACCTGATACTGTTGCAAGAGTCATATATAATGATCCAGATTTAGATTGGATTGTATTAATAACAAACAATATCACTAATGTTAGAGATCAATGGCCTTTATCCAACAATGATCTACATGAAATGATGCTAGACAAATACGGATCATATGAAGCATTAGAAAATGTTCATCATTATGAAACTACAGCAATATTTGATGAAGATAATAGAACTATTCTTCCAGAAGGACTTGAAGTTGATAAAGATTTCCAGTACAGTTACTATGGTACTAACTCAACTATAACTACAAATCCAGTTGTTCCAGTTACCAATTATCAATATGAATCTAAAAGGAATGATGAAAAAAGAAAAATAGTATTACTAAAACCAACTATGGTTGGTGTGTTTATATCAGACATGAAAAATATGATGAAATATAAAAAGACATCCAGTTATATAAATCGAAATTTAAAAGAAACTTATAACCCCAGAGTATCTGGAGTATAAAAAAACCCCCTCGAAAGAGGGGGTTTTCTTTTAGGTTTATGAGTTAACTAACTTAGCAAAGTAACTCAGTGATTCATCTTCATCTTCATCACTTGCAACTGCTGGTGCAGGAG